TTAGCTTTTTAAGTTAGATCCAACTGCTCGGGGCATGGGTGGGGCAAAAGAGGATAATTTCTGGTTCAGGATTGTCACCTGATCCATATTGTTCTCTGCCATCCATGACCCGTAAACTCTGTAAACCATCTGTGCGTCAGAGTGACCCATCTGCTTAGCGATAAAGTTTGGGTTAGCTCCGGCTGCTAATGACCAGCATGCATAGGTGTGCCTTGACTGATATGCTTTACGGTAGCGAATCCCGGCACGCCGCATTGCTGTCTCCCAGTTTTGGTTTATCGATCCAACCGCGTAATGATGCCCTGCCAGGCTATTGCGCGTTACTACTTGCGGATTGAACACGAAAGTGCACGGATGCATCTCACTCCTACCATATTCCCTGAGCTTAACCGTCACTTCGTACTGCTTTCCTAACCTGGTCATTTCGGCCTGGCTTCTGAGCACATCTATCGCTGGCTGAATAAGGTTTATCACCCTGTTGGTCCCAGCCTCTGTTTTTGGAAGGGTGAACTCCTTTGTCAGAGTATGGTTTCTCCGGATCGTCATTGTTCCGGCCTTCAGGTCTATATCTTCCCATGCCAGTGATACCAGCTCCCCATGCCTGATACCGGTATAAACTGCCAGAGACCACATATTCCTGAGCTGCTGGTGACGACATGCTTCAATCAGCCTCATGAACTCATCCCTTGTTAGAGGATCGGGTTCGGTGCGGGACTTTTTGAGTGCGGTGATACCAGTGAAAGGGTTGGCTTCTATGTACCCGCTGTCAGCAGCAAACTGGAACATGCCGGACATAATATTCATGTAATTATTCACTGTGGGAACAGCGCGCCCCTTTACCGGCGTTTTGTGTCCACGCTTCATCACCTGATACCCGGTAAGCAAATCCTTCCTTATGAAAAGCAGGTCCTCCTTTGTAATAGAGGAGGCGAGCCTTTCCTCTCCCAGTCTCGGCACCATGTTCCGCGCAATAGATTTGTAGCGGCTCATTGCATTGGTGCTGATCTCCATATTCTTCAGCTCAAGCCATTTTCTCGCCAGCTCAAAAACGGTTACCTCCTTGCTCTCCATATCAAACTTCTTGAGGTTGGGTGAGTCGGGGAACTGTGATGAATAATTAAAATTTCCGGTTTTTATAGCAAAGCAAACCGATGACCGTAACTCTCCAGCAACTTTTCTGTTTTTTGGTGTATCCGGCACGCCAAGGTTTTCCCTGACCCTGGCTCCTTTATAGATGAACCATATGCGCAAATTCCCGCCATGGTTTTCAACGCCTGTTGGGTATGCTGATTTAGCCACATCTCCCTCCTGACGCCCAAGAGCGGGATAAGCATAAACGTATATTCATTGCCGCGCACCTGGCTGTTTTTTTGACATGCTCTCAACCCACTGGTCGACAGCCTTGCGGTTGTACATGCACTCGCTGTTTTCTTTTGGATTTCCGTCTGGTGCAACATGCAGGTATTCGCGTCCAACCATCCAGGACTTTTTACGTGCCGCCTCGATGGTGCCCGGGCGAAGTCCGGTAATCTCAACGAGCTTCTCTTGTGTTACCCAGTCGTTGGGCACGATTAAGGTCATTTCGCTCATGGTTATCTCCAGGCAAAAAGAAACCGCCCTCAGGCGGCTATTCGATGTGAACGTGTGGAATCTCATTTCTGGACATTGCACCGTAAATAAATGTTGCAAGCCGAAGCGCCTCAGCAGAATCGAAATCACCATCGTTGAATAGAGCATTGGCAATTGCCCTCTCAATCTCATCGCGCTTCTTGTCAGCTTCTGAGCGGATAGGGCGGAAGTTAAGTTTCTTATTGCTGTATGCATTAACATCATCGCTGCGATAATCGTGAAGAACAACCACATCACCTCGCATATATTCCACTCTGAATTCAGTCCACACCCGACTGTCATCGCCTTCAAAATGGACCTCAACATCAGTTCCGGCTTTGATTGGGTAATTCCTATCCCATTGCGGTTGCGCGGCGGCAAGTGCGGACTCGTATTGCTCTCGGGTGACAGCTTGTCCGCTACCGCCGTATATTGGAAGTTGTCTTCCTGATGTGCGACATTTTGTGGCATAAGCATAAACATGGCCGTTTCCGTGCGAGCAAATTATTTCTGCACCCTCCGGCCACCCGCCACGCTTCGGCAATTCCTGCACCAACAGCTCTTTCAGTTTCATATCCTCTCCTTACGCCAGTTTCTTATACAGTTGCGGGCCATCCGTCGTGGCAGCCCTAAGTTCGTGTTCTGCGTGCACCGAATATGTTCCGTCATCCCAACGGCACCACGCTTTCGGGTTGTCACCATCCGGCTCAATCTGGCTTTCAACAACTCCGTGTATTCCGCCTGACTTCATTTGGACTAATGCGCCCACAGCAAATTTAGCCATAGCTGACCCTCTGACATTTGCGAAAGAGAAGAGATAGCCATCCATGCGATGAGAAGCATTATTCCAATTGCGACAAGGTTGATTTGCATGATGAACTCCCAAAAAAATGCCCGGCACATGTCCGGGCTAAATGGGGGATAACGGGGTTTGGTTCGCACCCAATAGCCGACTCAGTGAATCAGCTATCAGTTGCGTCAAAACTGCGAATATCTGCACCCGAAGAATATTTTGTTAGTGGAATCCTTATACTTTTCATACCAGTTGACAGGGACGTGGCAGTTAATGAAAACGCAAAAGCCCTCGGGTGCCTCTTCGCATCTTGCAAAATGACTATTCGTAAACAACAAGAATCGCTTGGCTTGCAAATCCGGTAAGGGCTCGCCTGGTTCTTCAACCCATAATTCATTGTGTGGCACTACTTCTGCATGAATTAACTCTGGATATATTAAGTGGTGCATAACCTCTCCTAAGCCACCCGCATAGCGCGCAGCTGTTTAATGTGATGTGCTGTTTCGATGTCATCCCATATCTGCTTCAACTCCGCACCGTCCACATATTCAAAGTCCGCGTTAAACCGCATCAGGCTGGCTATGCAGTTATGCCCGTTTCGCTGATAGTGAAATGTGTCTGATTTGGTGCGGAGTATTTTGCAGAGATGACCGTGGTGGTCGGTGTAGAAGCTACCGGGCAGGATTATCCTGAACATTGGCTGACTCCATGCGCAAAACCTTGCGGATTTTGTTTGCGTCTACGTTCAGCTCACTAGCGAAGCTTTGCACGAGTTCTTCACCATTAAATTCACGAGATGAAGCGCAAAGAAACCACTCTCGCAGTTGCGTGAAGGCTGGGCCATCTTCTGGGTCCTGCGCTGTGGATGCGGCGGCGTTTGATACCTCAGCGCAGTCAGAACACTGCTTAAAGCTCTGCCCGCTGCCATCCCACACGCCGTGCGAATATGTATACGTGTCACCTGGATTGATTACTTGAGCACATTCGCAGCACCTGTGTGCTTTACGGGCCTTGCGCTGCTCCTGTCCGAATACTGCTGGCATTTCACACATCACAACCCCCTCTGCTTATTCTTCAGTTCGATTTCTTCCTGGCAACTCGCGCACGTCCTGCATCCCGGCACAGCAACCCGGCGCGGCTCAGGTATGTCCTCTCCGCACGATTCACAATGCTTTGCTGATACTGCGGTACGGTTGATGCGGCGCATGCTCAGCGCTGCGTCACGTTGCAAATCTTCAAGCTCTGAAGCGGAATCAATAATGTCAGCCATAGTCACTGCTCCCGGAACTGTCGGTTAATTAGGTTGAAGGTGAACGCCAGCAATAAAAAAGGCCGCCTAAGCGACCTGGAGATTTGTTGGGGTAGGGTCATTGATCACCCTCCGCATCATCCAGCCATCCGTTTCTGTCCTTATTCCACCAGGCTCGTTTATCGCCGACTTCCTGTATGCTGCGCCCAGTAATAACTGCTACCTCGGCGTTGTTATGACGCCAGAACAGCGCGATTTCTTCAGGTGTCCATTCAGGCATGATTGAACCTCCAGATGATCGGGATAGAGCGTTGCGTTTACTGCGCACAGAGTGGATAGAGCGACCGGTGGCAGTGGCGATTTCTTCATCCGTGAAGCGACCGAAAAGGAAAAGCTCTGGTTTAGTCCATGGTCTGCCGGTCATCCTTGATGGAAGGTATGCGCCGATCCGTGACGCTTGCCGTGTTACTGCTCTTTCTGTGCGTTCAAGCTTTTCCGCTATCTCTGAAATCGGCATCTTGCCGCCAACTTCGTGAATGAACAGGTTTTCGTAGGGTTGCCATTGCTCGCCGTGCATTAGTGCCTCCACTGCTCGCCAAACGTGAAGCCAATTTCTGCCAGTGATTCGTCCATCTTTTCAATGAACTCCGGGACCATCTCATCAAAGGCAGCCATATGCTGATCATCTCGTTCAACAACGATCTGATGCAGCCCTTCACGCTTCATGCGAGGGTCATAGTTAGCGAAGAACCAGGCATCCTTTCCTGTTACCCACATGCTGTACTGGACCTGTGCCATGTATGCCGACTTGATGGCTTCAAATCCACCAAGGCGAAACTTCATGAAATCGCGAGAAGTGAAAGGACACTTAAGCTCAAGGCCGTATCCATTGCTGCACAGGCCATCTGGAGAGCAAGCTGTGCGCATACTTTCGTCACGGAACAGGATCGGCGACTCAGTAACTGTTACGCCGGTAGTGAATTCGAATAGTGCGCGGGCATCTTCTTCGTACTGTTTCCCCCATGCCATCGCCTTTGCATTTATCTCCGGCGCTACACCGGTACATACCTCTGCGAGAAGGGTGTGAAAGTACGACATCTTCATGTCCGTCCACTTCTTACCGGAGCGCGGCTTTGAAATGACGTTATGAACTTCGGATGCCGTAATAACGCCGAGGCGTAGCTTATGCCACGCCTCGTCTCCTTGCTCTATACGGGTAACGTCAATGCCGGTTCGGGACAGGATGATTTCTGGTGTCATGCTGCCGCCTTCTGTCTGAGGAATCCCAATGCCTTAACCGCTTCCTCCTGAGTAAGCTCGCCTGATTCGCTAATAGTCCGGCGGAAGATTTTAGAGCAGAGCGGAAGCAGGTCTTCATCCCATGTTTTATTCATGGCGATCAGCACGTCGTTAATTTCTTTAATGATGTCCGTATCAGCTGGGGTAACATCACGCTCTGTCTGGCGTTCGCTGGCGAAGTTAATGCCTTCCTGGCCTTCTGTGTTGACGTGGTCAATTGCGGCGTCCAGACGCTCACGGCGAGGCCAGTATTTAGCGGCCTGTTTCACCACGGTTTTAAGGATCATCTGCTCTTCGTCAGTTACCCACGGGCACTTCTTGCTGTTGTCCTGCTTGTACTTCTTCCACGCCTCTGAGCGGTCACGAATGGCATAAATCGCTTCAATGCGCATGGTGTGGGTTAGGTAGTCGCCGTCATCGGTTTTGACCACCACATATGCACCGACAATATCTCCGCGCTGTTCTGCGGTATCGAAATCGTTGTAGATGTGAATTGGCGGCTTATCCAAACCTTCACGGCGGAACTGGTCATTCTTTCGGACGATTGCCGACTGGCACCACTTAATCGCACCTGATTGCTGTGCGATGTGCATCAACCCCATATAGCTAATGTCGAGGCAGATGGCTCCTTTCCTTGGAACCAGATAAGCCAGTTTCTGCGCCGGGTTGAGTGAGATGCCGATTGCCGCGACATTGATGATGGCGTTCTGTGCGCTGGTTTGGTTTTGGAAGGCAACCTTTGCGAGGTAATCGTTGTTCTGGAAAATCTGTAACGCAAACTGGCTTTCCTTAGCCCACGTCACCGACTGGTCAGATGCCGCCCCAACAAAAAGCGGCTCCTGCTGCTTTACGAATTCGATTATGTTGAAGCTCATGATGGCTCCTGTGATTTAATTAAAACGGGCAAGGCTCTTGCTGCTGCCATTCTTTCTCTGCTCTGGCGTAAGCACAGGCCGAAATGAAGTCGTTGTAAGCTTCCTCTGCTTTGTCGCCCATAAGGGAAAACAGCGCCTCATGGGGCAGGGTGAAGCAAGCCATCCGTGATGCTTCTTTCGGGAACAGATCGATAAGCTCCTTCGCCCGGTTATCAATCCACTGGTCCCTCTGGATATGGCGCTGATGCGTATGCTCACGCTGCGCCTCGATGCGGTCGAGTACGTGATATGCAGCCATGGTCACCTCAGTAGTTAATTTTGGTGCGCGGGATAAGACCGTCTTTCAGTGCGGCAAGCACTTCAATAGCCTGATCGCGAGTGATGGATGTATTGGAGGTCAGGGCATTTACGATTTCAGTGCCGACAGCTTTGCGGTGCTTCACGTCAGCTTCTCGGGCTGCCGCTTCGTCAGCGATCCGCTTCTCTTCTGCGAGCCGTGCGGCTTCTTTGGCTTCAGCTTCACGACGCACCTTGTCGGCTGCTTCCTGTGCCTTGCGCTTTTCAGCCGCTATAGCCTCCTGCTTTTCTCGTTCCGCTTTCTCTGCGGCGGCTTTCCGATCGGCTTCTGCTTTCTGCTCAGCGGCGACCCGATCACGCTCAGCTTGATCTGCCTTGAGCTTTAACTCGGATTCCCGGCGTGCGGCTTCTGCGCGTTCACGCTCGGCCTTCTCTTCCATTTCACGCTTAGCTTGTTCTGCTGCCTGACGTTTAAGATTCTCTTCGTGAGCAATGCGCTGGCGTTCAGCTTGCTCAGACTTTTCCTGAGCGTCGCGGTCGAATTTTTCGTTCATCAGCAAGGCCATTTCGTGATCGGATTCGAACTGCTTTTTGAGAGCTTCGAGCGCTGCTTTTTCCTCAGCCTCGATTCTCATCCGTTCTTCTTCGGCTGCTTTCTCAGCTGCAATGCGCTCCTGCTCTGCTTCCCATTCCGTGAGAGGGCGGCGCACCTCATCCTTGAGGGCGTCAAGACGTTCACGCACAATGCGGCGGCTTTCGTCGATTTGCTTTGGTAGTGCTTTAAGCTCCGCGACCAGGTCCTTTCCGGCGTTATCGATATAGGTTTTAGACCTGGCAACCTTATGCGCCATAGAAGCGATGGCATCACGGCCTTTGCGGGTTGTTACATCTGGTACCAGGCTACGGGCTTCTTTCTCGATCTTCTCGATGAGTGGGTCGAGTTGTTCCTTGGTGGTGAACACCGCCATGGCGTTCGACTTTTCAATGACGACTAAATCCGTTACTTCGCTCATTGCTGAACTCCTGAAATTTGGTTGTGCGCTTCCCGTCTGCGTAGTGCCCGACAGGGAGTTATGAATGGGGGAATGATTAGTGCAGAATAGGTTCGCCGCGCCCGTCCATGAGGACATCTAGAACGCAATCACTGACGCGGATAATCTCTGCATCAGTGTGCAGGTACACCCATTTGCGCTCCTGAATCACTGCTGAGACGCGATAGGTTCGGCCTTCGTGTAGGGGCCATCATTCCAGGCTTAATGCACTGCCGAATGAGAGGCGTAGTTCCGTAATGTGCAATCATGATTTACCCTCCACCTGCTCAAGCAAACCTGCGACGTGCATCTGAAAGCGATTTAAGGTCAGCTTATTGCGAGGGCATCCAACCTCAGTTAATTGCCAGGTATATCCGTTACCCATTTTTACTGCGTGGTAAAGCTTGCCGTTGTGAGTGACTGTCATGATGCCTCCCGAGCGCGGAGCATTGCGTCTGCTATCTGGTAAGCTTCGGTTGCTGTACGGTCATCGCTACACAGCCATTCAGGATTTGCCAGCCGCCCCTGCATAGCTTTCGCTGCGAAGTAGTCACGTAGGGTCATGCCGCCAGAGCTAATTTCAAAACCGTGTAAGTGACCTTTGTCGTCTCTCTCAACGACGCTATCTACCGGAAAAGCTCGCCCGCCATTATTTTGCTTAACCATAATCTCTCCTGCTCTTAAGGCCGAGCCGCCGAACGTTGATAAACCCGCTGCGCGTTAACCAAGGCGGTGGATAGCCGCCCGTGCATGTCTTTGCTCTCTCGTAAAAGAGCAGGGAGATGCAATAAAAAACCCGCCTAAGCGGGTTATTCGTCTTCTTCTCTTTCGACAGCGGTGGCTAATGACTGATCCACCTCAATGGTCTGCATGAAACATTCGTCATCGACGTCTTCGTATTGCTCCCTGAAGCTATCAGCGAGAGTGGAGACCGGATTCCATGTCATGCCGCCTGCCGCATGCTCTGCATCACCATCTGATCCACAGTCCCAAATAGAACCGTCAGGGTCGCGTTCTAAAAAACCGACACACTCCGTCTTCTGTGGATTCCAAACCAGAACAACTTTTGCCATCGCCTTACCCTCTTAGCTAATAAAAAGGCCGCCTAAGCGACCTGTGATTTCGATGTTTGAGAAATAAAAAACCCGCACAAGGCGGGTTCATGACCATTTCTTATCTGGTCGTCGTTGATGGGCGTGATTCACTTTATGGTTCATCGCGTCATCTTTTATTTCTTGCTCCTTTGGCGGCTCCCTCCAGTTAGTGTTGAGGGTCAAAGCCTTGGTTACGTTATCACTGCAACCCTGAACGCCTTTCTCTTCTTTCCATGCTTCTCTTTCTTGTTCTTCTAGAGCTTTTGCTTCCTCTCGCCTTTTGGCAATTAACTCGCCTCTTTGCTTATATCTTCTGTTCTTGCTGTTATCTTTAGCTTTTTTAACAATTACGTTAGCCATAATAATCACCAGAATTTCTTTTCATAATTACGCATCGCTCTCGTAAAAGCGATCTGTAATTCGCTTGTGAGCTGCATTGCCGTTCATCCTGAACCCGCCGCGCTCCCGACGCATGGTTTACTGTCGCGCCGTTCGACTGACCGAAACGCTGTGTTGTTTCGATGGATTCATAATGTACTGAAAGTTCATCAATGTAAAGTACCTAAAGTACATAATTCAGGTAAAATAAGTTCACAAAGCATTAAGCTTATGAACTTAAAAGGAAAATATTTTTCTATCCGAATCGGCGTAGGTCAATTGATTGGCGTATAAGTACTTTTGCCATAACAAACAGCTGATCTTCTTCGTTATTTTCTATGAACCAACGCTCATAAGCTGGATTGTCAGAAATGACGGCCAGCCTGTCCTTAAGCATTTGCAATCTTTTCACATGCAGAGAACGCCCAAAGACAAACACATAAATCCCGTCACCATCAAACTGATTTACTGAGACGTCGACAAAAATCTCATCTCCAGGATTAATGGTTCCTTCCATGCTGTCACCATTAACAGTGACAACTTTTACGCTTTCTTGTGGCCTGCCATTGAACATGGAACGTGCCTGCTCCGTGGTATATTCAATAGCTCTTATCTTTTCAACAAACTCATTTGTGATCATTGTCCCTGGCCCCGCACTGGCTTGGACATCAAGAACATCAACGCGATACACACCCGATGCCCGCTTGTAATGATCTGAGTCTATACCATCTGTATCTGTATATCCATACAGGTATTGTGCGGTAGATCCAAGTAAAGAAGCCAGCCTATCCATAAGTGCAGACCTTGGCACAGACTCGCCGTTAAACCACTTGCTTACAGCTTTTGGGGTGACTTTCAAACGGTCAGCTAGCTCAGCCTGACGACCATATACAGGGATTCCCGCCTTATCACAGGCCAGCGCAAGCCTTTGCGAGAAACTTTCACGCTCTTTTGATTGAACCATAAGTTCAACTATATTCTTTGTTGACTGTACTATCAGTTCCGTCATAATATGAACTACAAGTTCACCACGGGAGACGCAAATGAACGAAGTTACGTTTGGAGACGTTATCAAATCCGTTCGCGTATCTGTTGTGGCTGAGGTTTGCGGACTTACGCCAAAGGCCATTTACAAATGGATTGAGCGTGGTTCTCTGCCGCGTACCGAGTTTACTGGAGAAACCGAGTACGCGGATAAGATCGCCAGGGCATCTGGCGGCAAGTATTCAGCAGCACAGATTCGTCGTATCGGTAAGCAGCAATTAGTCATGTAATTAAAATGTACTTTTAGTTCCGAACGGCTCGGTATATGGTCGGGTGCCCGGCGTGGTCAAGGTTGACTGTCAATGGTGCACGTTAAAAACGATTAGAAAACACATTTAACCAATTCAACTTAAAGGAAGTATCACAAATGGATAACACAACCACACGAAACAAAACGCAGGCCCGAAAAATTGAGTCCTGGATTTTGAATCAGATCGCGATGAAGGGCGCATCGAACGTCGCCAAAGCAATTGGGATGGATAAGTCAGGGATTACGCGCTGGAAGGAAACAATGCTGCCGAAGGTGTCGCTGCTACTGGCAGTGCTGGAATTTGGAGTCGTGGATGACGATATGGCAAGGCTTGCCAAGCAAGTAGCTGAGATTCTCACAAATGAAAAACGTCCAGCTGTTGGTAGCAGACTGGACGCTTAAGAACACACTGCGTTACGCCAAGTAACAGGAGACATTATGCCTCTAAATGACGACTTTGTAAAAGAATGCAGATATGCATTCATCAGGGATGAGGTATTTAGGCTCGAACATAAATACAGCATGCCAATAGATGTTGGCGGAAGCATTCCTGAGACGATCAGCTTAAAGGGTTGGATTTATATACTTTCCAATCCTTGCATGCCTGGGTTGCTGAAAATTGGAATGACGACAGCCTCTCCTCATATAAGAGCTAAAGAACTCTCTTCATCTACTGGAGTTCCAGAAAAGTTCGTCGTCGAGAACGCCTATTTTTCTGATGATCCTCGTGGCGATGAAGCTGCCATCCACTCGGCATTGAATGCGCACCGGATAAATGAATCCAGAGAGTTCTTTAACTGCTCACTGGAAGTCGCTGATGAAGTGTGCCGATCGTATTGTCTGTGCGATACCAAATCCACTCTGGAAGAAATTGCTGACGGGTACTCAGTTATCTGCGCCGATCAGCCCATCAAATTAAACCTTCATGAATGGTTCGAGGAGTTTTGCGTCACCAGTATTGGATGCAAGACAAACGCGCTTAGAGCCATCTTTGAGCTTGGCTGTGAACGACTGGAAGACATGTCTAGAGATGGCATTTCGATAATTATCGAAAATGGCGAGATCCGAGGAATCATGTCCGAATCTCATCAAAGCTGCCTGGCATATCTCGAAGAAATTCATGAGAGGGAAACCTTAACGGGCATTTATGGCCCACGCATGCCGGGAGGCTTTTAATGGCTCGTTCAAGAAACATCAAACCAGGCTTTTTCACCAACGATGAACTGGCCGAATGCTCACCATATGCCCGCCTGCTTTTTGCCGGGCTGTGGACCATCGCTGATAAAGAAGGGCGGTTAGATGATCGCCCGAAGAAGGTCAAAGCGATGGTTCTCCCTTTCGATGACGTGGACTGTAATGATCTGCTTCAGCAGTTACATAACCATAAATTCATCAACAGATATCAGGTAAATAACGAGCCTTACATCCAGATCAATAACTGGAAGAAGCATCAGAATCCCCACTGCAAAGAAGCTGCAAGTGAGATACCTGAACAGGGAAAGAACGATGAAGGCACAGGGCAAGAACAGTGCAATTCTGGTGAAGACACAGGAAAGGAAGATGCAGAGAGCCAGCAAGTCATTGAAAGTGAAGGAGCACAAGACAAGCATAGTTCTAGCACGGTGCTTGAACAGGAAGAGCATACAACAAATCCTGCTGATTCCCTTAACCTGATTCCTGATTCCCTTAACCTGATTCCTGATTCCCTAATTAACACCCAAGACGCTGAAGCGCCTTGCGTTGAAGAGCAGGAAGTCGAGGAGGCTACTGTTCACCAGATGGCTAGCCGGTATGCATTCGAAGGAAACATTGTTCGGCTAAACCACAAGGACTACGAAGCCTGGAAGCGTCTTTATCCGAACATCGATCTGAACTACGAGCTTGAGAAGCTTGACATCGAGTTCACCCATGAAAAGCCGAAAAACTGGTTCATCACTGCCAGTCAGAAACTCAGTTACCAGAACAAGCAAGCCATGCAACGCACTCCGCGTCGTGTTGCCAATGGCATGCAGTCAGAGAACTTCGCCGCTAAAGACTACGGCACAACCGAGATCCCTGATTGGGCGAGGTAAGCATGGAACTTGAAGAGAAGATCACCCTAATCACCAAGTGCCTGGATGAGCTGTCAAAGCCTGCTGCTGAAATCCCAAACACCGAAGTCGTACTGGAGCGAGTCACCTGCGATAAGCACGGTGAGTATGAGCAGCGCAAGCGAGTATCAACAGGTCCTGTAAAACTTGCATCAGCTCCAAGCCGTTGCCCTGCATGCCTGAAGTCTGAACTGGAATTTCTGCATGCCGAGAAAACAAAATGGCTTGAACGCTCAAGGCAAGAGAGCATCACCCGACTAATGGGAAACCTTTCAACCCCAGATCGCTTCTTGTCCTGCACCCTTGATAACTATCAACCGGTCAACAAGGACGCGGAGAGGGCTCTCAGAGTTTGCCAGGCATATGCAAGTCGCTGGCCTGACAGACTGAAGCAGGGCGGCGGACTCGTGATGTGTGGTAAGCCAGGTACCGGGAAAAACCATCTGGCTCTGGCAATTGCAAAGCATGTTATTCACGAGCACCAGAACTCCGCAGCATTCACCACGGCTCTTAAAATCGCTCGTGAATTCAAATCTACCTGGTCGAAAACTGCCACTCGCAGTGAAGACGATGTGATCCGTGCTTTCACCACGCCAGATTTGCTGATTATCGATGAGGTTGGTGTCCAGTTCGGCAGCGAAGCCGAGAAGCTCATCATGTTCGAAATCATCAATACCCGCTACGAGCGCATGAAACCAACCATTCTCATCAGCAACCAGACGAAAGAAGAACTTGCAGCATTCATCGGAGAGCGTGTCATTGACCGTATGAACGATGGCGGCGGCTGCACTCTGTCATTCACCTGGGATAGCTATCGGGAAAACAGGGGATGAAAGATGAAACCCAGAACTCAGACTCAACGTATTTTGGATTTTGTGCAACGCAATCCGGGCTGTAAGTGCTGCGACGTATACATGGGCACAGGCATCATCAAGGAAAACGTCACATCAGTCCTGAACAAACTCTACTTCGACCACCGTGTGCGGCGAGTGGGTGAGAGGGGTAACTATCACTACACAATCTGCGGTCCAGCAGAGCCACCGGTGAGAAAGCCGAAGAAGCAGGACGAGGAAACGGGCCTGTTTGGATGTGCCAACCCATTAACCAACCTATTTAACCAGTGCCTGGCAGAAATCAGGGGCGGGAGAAGAGCATGAGCAAAGAAATGAAAACGGATGTCATCGTAACCAAATATGCATTGTCGGAAGGCCCCTTCAAAGTTAGCGCGGAGTTATGTTTCGGCGGGACGATGGCTTCTTATCGAGTCGGAAACAGTTACACGCAAACTGCTCATGGCAAGGATTTTTGGTTAACAGAAGAAGAAGCCCTGGCTGATTGTGAGCGCCGCCGGCAAGCGAAGATTAAATCCATCGAGAAGCAGAAGAAGAAACTGGAAAACATGACTTTCACCATTGCGGAGAAAAGCGCATGAGCAAATTACCTGAGCAAGTAAAAATCTACAGTTCCTCGCCATCTGACATGTCACCGCCTGTAGACGACGCGTCATTCTGCGTTGATTTCGTGCTTGCGACTGATTATGAGGCGTTGCAGGCAGAGCGCGACCAGCTGGCTGCTGAGTGTGCGGCGCTGAAGAATTTTATCATCGGCGAATGTTATGTTGCTCACATCGAAGCGGAAACTTTCTATGAAGAGGAGGTAGCCCGGTACGTCAGTGCTGACGGCTATGAGCCAGAAACCCCCGCCACGGGTCGCTTCCTCGCCGAGCAGCAATCGATCGGCATTCAGAAAGCTGCCGCCAGTGGCTTATTCAGTAACTGGGTGAATCAGTCACTCATCAGCTTTGCGGTTACTGTTCGTAACGGTGATGAGTCCGCCCAGCTGCGCAACGAGGTGAATCTATGAGCATGAAAAATTACCTTAGTGATTTAGCGAGCTTGTTACAAGGCATTGCTGGGGTTATTTCCGATGGTGAAACCGTACAGCGTGAATGTCCTAAGAATCTAAAGTCAGCGCTGCTTGAGGCTTCACATGCTCTTGATAATGAGTCAGTTAGGGTTAACTTTCCGCCTAAAGGCAAGCCGGAAATCGTTAACGCGCGGGGCAACAAGAGGAAGCTTACATGGCAAGAGAGGCTGGCTATCCGCATCCTTGGCGGCAGAACGGAGATCAGGCCATGAGCAACATGAACGAACTGGCAGCGAAGCTGAAAGCGGCGGCGCAGGAAGAAATCATGTGCCGCGAAGCCTACGACACATCTGATGCGTGGCATGACGCAGCCAGCCCTGAGAACGTGCTGGCGCTGGTTGAGACGCTGGAAGCCGCAGAGAAGCGCATAGCTGATCTCGAGTCTCATCCAGGAGCCGTTGATAGACCTGCAGTGTGGGTACGCTACGGAGATAGAAATCATGCTCCGGACTGCACACTTGATTACGACGAAGCGCGGGAATGGGGGGCAAGAGGGCTGGAAGTAGTGCGTATGGTGGCACCAGTGCCTGAGGCCAGAACGCTCACCGTGAATATGCCGGAGTATCGCAATTCTCCCGATATGCATACGAAACAGTTTTACGAGGCGATAGGCTTCAATCAGGGCCTTGACGCTTGCATAGAGGCAATCCTCGCCGCTGGCATCAAATTGCAGATCGAGGGGGAGGAATAAGCCATGACACAACTGAGCAGAGAAGACATTAAGGCGCTGCGTATTTCCCTTTCATCCTGGCAAGGCGATTACGACCCTGTTGATGACGCGGAGCAACACGAAATGTTTGGCCGAGCAATGGAAGCAATGGACATGCTTATGGCTGCCGAAGCGCAGGAGCCGGTGGCGTGGATGATTATAGACACCGATACTGGCAAAAAGCATATCAATACTGACCGGTCTGATATTGAAGGACCTTGTACTGCACTCTACGCCGCCCCGCAGCCCGTCTCGGTTCCTGAGCAGTGTTCTGATGAAGATGACTTGTTTCAGGCACCACCTCACGAATTTTTTGAAGCGATAAGCCAGTCTCGTGAATATTGCGCATCGCTTTCACCAACAGTAATTCAGCGCATGGCTAAATCGCTGGCTAAACACCTGCGTGAAAAACCAGTCGCGGTGCCTGATCTGCGCCCGGACTGGCAGACAAATGAGTTTAGCGCTGGGTGGAACTCCTGCCGCGCCGCCATGCTCCAACCGTCAAGCTGGGCTTTACAGTTGCCAGAGGGATGGATGGCCGTGCCGGTTGAGCCGACAACCAATCAATGGGCTGCTGGAATGCAAGCCTTTGATTCTGGAATGGACAAAGTTACCCGGGTATACAAAGCAATGCTCGCCGCCGCACCTGTAAACCAAGAGTTTACAACTCAAGCTGTCGACGCCGACACCACATCCACGCAGTTCGAGTCACTGTCTGCACACGGAAAGGCGAGTTGCATCTGCATTGAGTGTGGCGCGGCTGTGATAAATCCTGAAAAGCCTCACCGCTGCGTAAAAGAGGAGTCAACCAAATGATTCATTTTATCGGTGGTGATTTGAAAATAGCAGCCGTTGATTTGAGCAAGGTTAGCTGTGTTGGCCCGCGATTATTGGTGGATCATCATGGACACCCTATGCCTGAATTCACACTGTACGTGCATGGAGTGAGCGAAGGTATAAAAATTAAGGGGCAAGAAGCTTGGAAGTATCGTGAAGAGCTCCTGGCCGCATTGTCAGAATACAAGCTGATTTGCGAGGAGCCAACCAAATGACCTCACTACTCTACGCAGGCGCATTCTTCGCTCTACTCTGGCTGGCATGGAAAAACGGTGATTGCGATGAAAATCCTTAAGTTCGGCAAAATCGAAGAAAACGAACAGGGTGGCATTACGTTCTCTAACTTCGTTTTCTGCCCTGAAAGCGAAGAAGAAGCGCATCGCGGGATAACTGAGCAGAATGTTGTCCCGTGCATAATCCAGTGCCTGACCCGGAGGTGTGAGCTAGTTGAATATTTACCGTTGGATAACTCATCTGAAATGGTTGTGATGAAAGCCATTCAGAAAGCGAAGGAGGCCGAATGATTAATCTCCGGTGCTTTTTTAAAGGTCACGTGTTTGCGATTTACCCCGACCGTCACAGCAGCGTTACAGGTAGCCATCTGATATGCATGTGCTGCGGTAAGCACCTGCGTTTATGGGATGTCGACAGCACTACCAGAGTATCTGATAGCGGAATCGAGAAGGAGGTAACGCATGCCAAACCACACCACAGTCATCATCTGCGCGCAGCTGTAATAAGCCCATGATCGGGTGTTTTTGTTGCGTGACGTTTTGATAATTATCTGACGATAGGCGATAATGCAGGTACGGAAGGCCTGAACAACCTCCGTACCTGCTGCGCTTTGTTGGGGACGACAAAGTGCGAAACACAAAGAGTACATCACATCAAATTTCACAGATGCTTAGCGGCACCTGCGAATTTCTGCATTCTGCGTTACCTCTCGGAGGTGGCGTATGAATATCGACAAAGACGGCATTCGCCTTCACAAATCCAACTTCAATGCGATAGGCCAACAGATACAGCCCATGCTGGAGTCTGGAGACTGCTATCGCCTAATCATCAAGCCATGGCGTGATAAGCGATCCATCCCGCAGAACTCACTCCTGTGGATGTGGAACAGCGACGTTGCCTCGGCGGTAAATACACATTCATCCAGCAAGCTGACCGATGAAGACCTTCACGAATTCCTTAAGGACATGTTCTGTCCAGCCAAACCGGTAACAGTGCTCGGCATCACCAAGATGGTGAAGTCCACCAAGCTACTCGACACCGAAGAAATGACCTTCTATCTGCGTCGCATTGAAGTCTGGTGCGCCGAGCGCGGCATCAAGCTCCGCATTCCTGCCAACTCCGAATATCACGCTAAGGGGCATGATCATGTTTGAGAATGAAGTTTGGAAGCCTGTTCCCGGATACGAAGGTCGATTTGAGGTTAGCTCGCTGGCACGTGTTAGGAGCCTTTCTCGCAAGGTAACAACGTGTGGCCGCGATAAGAAGACATGGACGACCAGAACGATAGCCGGACGTATTTTAAAGGGCTGTGCAACCGGCAGGTACATTCGTGTTTCATTATCTAACAGACACGAATTCCTCCACAGATTTGTGGCGATGGCTTTTGTTCCAAACCCTCAAAATTACCCGTATGTGAACCACATTGACGGCAATAAGCATAACAACCTGCCAGAGAATCTTGAGTGGTGCACGCATGCGATGAACATTAAGCATGCCAATGAAACGGGACTTTCAAATAAGAATAAAACGCCAGTAATCGCAGAGTGTAAAGGTTTCGGATATTGGTATCCGTCAATGCAGTCCACCAAGCATTACGGCTGCAACCCTGCGCTAGTTCATGCCTCAATCAATGGTCGGCAGGGTCCGCACAGGGGCATGCTATGGAGTTATTGCCACATCCCTTCAAGCAGTGAGTTCCAGTTGCTGCGCGATAAGCAGGAGGCATGATGCATAGCCCACTCGCTAAAGTCATGGAGCGCGGCATCTTCTGCGTGCCTGCTCGTCGTAAGCGCAAGCCGGTAATCAATCCATCTGACATCCCAACTTACAACTATTCCGCCCATCTCTATGACGTGCGCTGGTTACGCCTGCGCGCAAGGAAGGTGAAGAATGGCTAAGCTCCCGCGCCGCAAGTGCAAGGTCTGCTCAGAGTGGTTCCATCCAGCATATCCCAATGTGGTCTGGTGCTGCCCGGAGCATGGCGCAATCCTAGCTATGGAAGAACGTGAGAAGGAGAAGGCGAAAGCCGAAGCTAAGCGCATCAAGGCGCAGCACGAAGCAGAGAAAGCAGATCGCCAGCGCCTGGCTGAAAAGAAGCAGCAGGTTAAGCCGCTCATCTACTTCATAAAGCAGGCCCAACAGGCATTCAATGAGTTCATCCGCTACCGTGACCGCCATCTGCCGTGCATAAGCTGCGGTCGCCACCATGAAGGCCAGTACCACGCTGGGCACTTCCGCACGACAGGTGCAAATCCTGAGTTGCGCTTTGATGAAGACAATGTCCACAAACAGTGCTCACCCTGTAACAACCACCTTTCAGGAAACCTCATCGCATACCGCCCGGCGCTGATCTCCAAAATCGGACAGGCACGTTTCGATGTCCTGATGGGCCCACATGAATTACCGAAGTGGAAGCGTGAAGACTACATTCGCATTCGTGATGAATACCGGGCAAAGCTCAAAGCAATGAAGCAGGAGGAAGCAGCGTGACCAGACAGCAGATAGAGCAGTATCAGCGCGACAGTATTCTCCGAGCCGGATTCAGCTTCCCTCGACGCGGTGGAGACGACACAGCACAGCAGATCATCCGCAACAGTGAGCGCCGCAAATCGGCAGTGACGAAACAGAAGCAGGAGATGCCAGCATGAATACCCAGTATCTTGAGTTTGTCCGTCAGCAGCTGATTGTGGCAACCGCCGACCTGAGCGGGGCGACTAAAGGCCAACTGGTAGCCTTTGCTGAGAATGCGATGTTTCAGGCGACGCCACGCAGCGCCGGGCGAAAGAAGATTAAAGACCCAGTTACCGGGCGTATGGTTAATCCAGGCTGCCAGCCAATGCCGGGCCAACAGTCGCGCGCTAAAGGCTCACATATCCCTTTGGTGAATCATGTCGAGTTCTGCACATCATCATGGAGGCGTGCAGTGCTTTCTCTCGAGGAACACCAGAAGGCATGGCTGCTCTGGAACTACAGCGAGAACACCCACTTTGAGCATCAGGCGGCGATTACCCAATGGGCTTGGGGGGAGTTCAAAGAAAAACTATGCGGGCGCAAGGTTGCGTGTAAAACCCTGGACCGACTGAAAGCGCTTATCTGGCTTGCAGCGCAGGACGTGAAGGCTGATTTGTCAGGGCGTGAAACTTACGAATACCAGAAGCTGGCGCAACTGGTAGGGGTCAGCAAGTCTACCTGGACGGAAACATATTCCCCTCACTGGCAAGAGATGCTGAAGATAATGCATAGTCTGGATAGCCATGCTTTATTGCAAGTTTCTCGATCACGTTCACAACAAAAGGCTGCAAGTTTAGACTTAACTCTTGCAAAACCGAACTGAAAGCGCTATATTTCGTGTAAATCAGATATGCTGCCAAAATTACATCGGTGGCAAAGAATAAAAAGCCCGAGGTTAACGCCTTGGGCTTTGTCGTTTCTGGGTCAGAAGCACAGCGGTTGTGCGTTCGGCTGTTAACCGAATGGTCGAAGGTTCGAATCCTTCCTGTCCCGCCAAATATGCCGGTTTAGCTCCAATGGTAGAGCGGTCGCCTTGTAAGCGAATGGGTAGCGGTTCAAGTCCGTTAACCGGCACCAAACCCAAGCCAGGGTATCTTCGGCCAAAGAGCCAACATTGCCTCACCCTCAATTCCGCCTCCGGGCGATTTCAGCGCCGTTGGAACCCCATCCCAGATGTACGGCGCTCTTTATTTTCACACGCAGCCGGAACGGTCTAATGGAGAACAGCCTACTAACGAGTCTTGCCGCCGTTTTCTTCGGTGGTGGGGCAATCGCGCTTTTCTGGAAACCGTTAAGCGCGGTTATTGCTTCTGCTGTGACAAACAACAGGGCAGGTGGTGAGGTTATCACTCACTACAAAGAGCAGGTCGTTCTCCTGAAGGCTACAAACGACGAACTGCGAAAAGAGAATAACGAATTGAGAGAACGTAGAGAGAAGGACCTTCAGAGGATTTCTCACCTCGAAAGCGATATTCGAATAATCAAAAGCTCCTTGCGGATGCTGATTGCCATTACCCAGGCCGGACGCGATGAAGAATTCCGGGGCCAGGTGAGCGCCATGCTTACCAAACTTGAGGAAGATCGCGATGAAACCTAAAGACAGAGGCTTCATTGAAAGCCATAAGGGCCGAATCATGATTGGCGGCCTGCTGCTTTTCGTCTGTGCCATGTTCAGCGTCATGACAATCGCCTTTATCTACTCCAATGACAAAGTTCGCCAGGAGTACCGGCAGATAGCAGATAAGCGTGACAGAAAAGTTGAAAAACTTGCTGAGCAGGTCGGAACAATGCAGCAAAAACTCGATGCCATGCCTGAGAAAACCGCTGAGAAGACAGCCAGCAAAGTTAAGCCCCTTGTTGAGGAAGAGAAGAAATGACGAAAGACCAAATCTTCGAATCTATTCTCGGCAAAGAGGGCGGATACGTTAATAACCCAAATGACCGTGGCGGGCCAACAAACTGGGGTATAACGCAGGCTGTTGCCCGTGCCCATGGTTTTACCGGAGACATGCGTAATCTGACCAGGCAACAGGCGTTAAGCATTCTCGAAGCTGATTACTGGCTCGGTCCTCGTTTTGACCAGGTGGCAAACGTAAGTAACGCGATTGCTGTCGAGCTTGCAGACACTGGCGTGAATATGGGGCCATCAGTAGCGGCGAAATTTCTACAACGGGCGCTGAACGTCTTCAACAATCAGGGCAAGCTGTACCCTGACATTATTGCTGACGGTCAAATAGGTCCGCGCACAATAACAGCGCTTTCCTCTTATCTTTCCCATCGCAAACAGAATGGTGAAGAGGTCATGCTGAAGGCTCTTAACAGTCTTCAGGGTGCTCGCTACATTGAACTTTCTGAATCACGTCCGGCTAATGAATCTTTTGCATATGGCTGGTTTGAAAGGGTCGGTGTGTGATGGATGCATTCAGTATGCTTCGCGGAATGAGCGGCACTATCTCTCTTAGCCGCACACAGGCAGCCCTTGGCTTTCTGGTGTGTAGTTGCGTAGTTGGATGGCAAGCCTATCAGGGTACGCTCTCAGAGGTTGTTTTCGGGCTGTATTTCGGCTTCTGCACTGCTGGTTATCTTGGCGCTAAGAAGCTCTCAGGCGACAAGGATATCAAGGAACAACAAATCGACGCTGGCATGAATCCGGGAGAGAAGCCATGACGACAATCGAGATGATCATCGGCGGTATCGGCATCCTGATCGCCATGGTGGCCGGTGCATTCGGCATCGGTCATTCAAAAGGCAAGGATAAGGCAGAGAAGGCCGCTGTTGAGCGCGACACCAAATCCAAAATTGAACAGGCGCAAGCCGCGACTGAGCGCCAGACTCAAACCAGTAAAGAGGCCGCAGATGTTCAGGATACCGTTACTCGCATGCATGGCAGCTCTGTTGACGACGAGCTGCGTTCCGACTGGCTCAACAAATAACACCGTCGTAGTGGATACCGCTTGCAACTGGGTTAAACCGATTCTGGTCACAGAGGCTGACATCCTCTCAATGGATGACCGCACCAAGCGAGCAATCCTGACCCACAACAAAACATGGAAAGCTAACTGCGCTACGGAACCCGCTAAATGAGCTCCTACTCCATCTACAACATCATTTCTGGCATGTGCATTGGCGCATTAATCGCAACGTGGATTTATAACTGGCTCATGCAAAGGCAAGAGCGCCGTCACCGCGATGAAATCAGGCGCATGCAGCGAGATTTAGTGATGGAGATAAAAAGCACTCACAAACTTAGTTAACACAGGGCATAAAGAGCCTCATCCCTGAGGTTCTAACACAGTCTCTCCTCTGGACTTTAAACGTAGCAAATTCTCACGGCCTCGCATTAGCGCGAGGTATCAGTTAAACAGGAGTAATACATGGTTAATTACCCGCGCATCTTCACTTTTCTAACTGGGTGCTGGGCGGTTGTCGCGTCACTGTCGCTAACCAGTTTCAGTATCATCGGTACGGTATACACACTGCGCCGAGTGTTAAAGCGTGTCATTTCAGCTGTCGCTTTGGATGCCTCCCCTGAAAAAGCTAATTGGCGAATCGTAGAGCGAATGTGTAGCGAAAGCGTGCGAGAGAAGATTAACGTTTTTGGCCGCCAACCTCGCAATACCGGCGCGCTGTGCAGTCCGCTGCTGTAGGTATTACAGAAGCTCTTCACTGAGGGGCTTCGATAATGGTATAAGTGGTCACCTCCGCTAACGGAAATGGTGATTTAATGGATAACTTTATTGCCTCTATTCAAAAATCATTAGAAACTGAAAATTGGCTAGCCGCTTTGTTTCTGTCACTTGCAATGCCGGACATTTGCCGTAGCGTTGAGAGGCCTAGTATTAGTCGAGGGGAAATTGGTCACTGGTATAAGGATTGGGTCACCAGATACATAGAGCCCAAATACATTGGTTCGAAATTCGAAGAGTGTAACTTTTATGCAGATGATTTTTGGCTCTACAGATGTTCGTGTTTGCATGCGGGGATGGACGCTAAAAGCAAAAAAAGGATGATGAAGTTTAACTTTACACCCCCAATGCCGGGTAGCGGCCCAATCCATAAGAACTTCTTCGGTGACAGGCTACAGCTGCAAGTAGATATATTCTGCCATGATATGTTAGCTGCAGTAAGAATATGGATGGATGAAAATGAGGCCGACCCAGTTATCCAAGATAGAATGAAAGAACTCATACAAATCAATCCGGCCATATTTAATCCATTCATAAAATTTGAATAACCGCCTACGGGCGGTTTTTTATTGCTATCACCATGGGAAGACCCATCGTAATGGCATTATCACCTACAGCGGATAATCAACCAAATATCCTCGCAAGCGGATAAAGAGGCTACCTATGTCCGACATCTACCAAATCACTCTAACCACCCAGACCGGCGAAACCTTCAGAGGCAAGATGACTCGTAGACAGCCCGAACTGGTCAACGGTTTTGTGCCGCTGGCGACAGAGACGGGTCAATGGCTGTATTTCGCTCCTGCAGATGTGAAGCGAGTGGAGTTCACGCCGGTACCGACAGAGGAAGCTCCGACTGAAACTGAGGAGTCCGCAACATGAATAGCGCATTTATCCCGGTCACCCTCAGTCTGGATGTTTCAGTTGCTGGCGAAGAGGCTCAGGCTATCGCCAGTGAGTTATTGCGCCGCACTAATGGGCTTAGCCCGCGCATCTCAGAATTATGGGCGCTTAGGATTCTGCTGGTCGACATGACCAGGGATTACCTGAAGGCCACGAGTCAGGCAGAACAAAAAACGGAGTAACGTATGACCAAACCAGATTGGGAGGCCATCGAATCGGCTTACCGGGCTGGCTTGATGTCTCTCCGCGAAATAGCTTCTCAGCACAACATCAGTGAAGGGGCGATACGCAAGCGTGCTAAACGCGATGACTGGTCGCGTGATCTTCAGGCGAAAATACAGGAACGCGCTGAAGATTTGGTACGCAAGAAAGAGGTACGCAAACAGGTACGCAGTGAAGGTGCGTTCTCAGAGCGCGTACTTATTGAGGCCACAGCAGAAGTCATAGCTACTGTTCGCATGGAACACCGTGGAGACATCCGCCGGGCTCGAGAACTGACCAATACGCTATTCGATGAACTTGGTGCGCAGTGCGCAGATGTAAGTGCGCTTGAGCAGCTGGGCGATATCATGTTTGATCCCGACGATAAAGGCCGTGACCGGCTCAACGAAATTTATCAGAAGGTTATCAGCCTGCCTTCCCGCGTTAAATCCATGAAAGACCTTAGCGACAGCCTCAAGACACTTATTGGCCTTGAGCGCGAAGCGTACAGCATCGAAAACAAAGCTGAAGCAAAAGAAACCACCCATAACGTAATGCCTGTTCCATCATGTGACAGCGTTGATGACTGGGAGGCGGCTGCGCAAGTTCAACAACGCGGGGTGCTGGGTGGATGAATTACAAAGCCGTCTGGAAACCTTTGCCGGGATCGCAATCGCTCTCCCTGAGTTGCCCGTGTAACGAAATCCTCTACGAGGGAACGCGCGGACCAGGCAAAACAGCTGCACAACTGGCCCGCTTTCGTCGCCTGGTTGGACTGGGTTACGGCTCGTTCTGGCGCGGCGTCATTTTCGATACCGAGTATAAGAACCTCACCGACATCATCACCCAGTCAAAGCGTATGTATCGCCTGTTTAACGACGGTGCGCGCTATCTGGCATCAGCCAGTGAATTACGCTGGGTATGGCCTACTGGCGAAGAGTTGCTTTTCCGCTTCGGGAAAGAAGAGGGTGACTATTGGGATTACCACGGGCAGGAGTTCCCATTCATTGGCTTTAACGAACTGACGAAGCAGCAGTCGCCAGAATTCTACGAGATGATGTTTTCATGTCGACGCTCATCATTCAGGCCTGAAAACTATCCGCTGGATAATGGCTCGCTGCTAAAACCGATACCCCTGGAGACGTTCAGCACAACCAACCCGTTCGGCATCGGCCATACATGGGTGAAGAAACGCTTCATCGAGCCAGCTCCGCGCGGCACCATCATTCGCGAAACTCAGAAGGTATTTAACCCTCAGACCGAGCGCGAAGAAGATGTGACCCTTACCCGCGTTGCTATTCATGGCTCGTTTAAAGAGAACCCATACCTCGACCCGCAGTACATCGCGACTCTGATGGCTATCAAAGACCCTAACCGGCGTAAAGCATGGGTAGAGGGTTCCTGGGATGTTACCAGCGGTGGACGCTTCGACCACCTGTGGAATGAGGCGCTACACGTCATTAAACCGTTCCTCATACCTGATAGCTGGACTGTTGACCGCTCCCACGACTGGGGCGAGTCGAAGCCGTTCTCTAACCTGTGGTGGGCTCAGGCTGATGGTACAGAAGCAACGCTGCCAGACGGCAAAAAATTCTGCCCGCCAGTTGGCTCCCTGATCCTGATTGGTGAGTGGTATGGCTGCCCTCCTGATGAATTGAACAAAGGCCTGAACATGTCATCGACCAACGTAGCAAAGGGCGTGGCGTGGATTGATAAGCGACTTGTCGGTGAAGATGTCGAAGAGCCTGAAGAAGTTCAGGGTAAGGGGCAGATGCACATCGTGCCAGGAATATGCAGCAGCGTTATTCCGGGTCCGGCTGACGGAGCAATCTTCAATACTGGCGATAACGAGCTATCAATCGCACAGAAAATGGAGGCGCAGGGCGTTATCTGGCTTCCAGCCGATAAGAAGCCCGGATCGCGCATCAACGGAGCATCGCTATTTGCCGACATGCTTGAAGCTGTGATTGAGGGTAAGAAAACTGAATCAGGCATGCCGGATAAGCCAGCTTTTTACGTCATGGAGCATTGCCGAGGCTGGATCAGCCGCATACCCGTGCTTGTCCGTGATGATAAAAAGCCGGATGACGTGGACACAACCCAGGAAGACCACGACTACGACGCCACGCGATACCGCGTGCTGCATTCGCCGAAGCAAGTCGGCGCAGTATTCTTCTAAGGAGCTCATCAGTGAGTGAATTAAGCACCGGGGAACAGTTCCTCGTTAATGCCCTTGCTGATGCTATCGGGCGGCAGCGCATGCTGTACGCAGGCCAGCCTGGGAATACCAAACGTACGAAACTGTGGGATGAGTTCGGCTATCCGAACAATCTTGAGTTCGACCGCTACTACCGAGCGTATGAGCGTAACGCTGTAGCTTATGCCGCAGTTCACAAGCTGCTCGAATCGTGCTGGATGGATAACCCGACGATTATCGATGGTGAGGAATCCAAAGAAGCGACCAAAACCACCGAATGGGAGAGGTCTGTAACGAAGCTGCTGAAGAAACACTGGCCTAAAATTAAGGACGCGGATCGCCGTAACCTCGTTGGCCGTTACTCTGCGCTGCTCATCCAGTTCCGTGACGGCAGGGAGTGGAGTCAGCCGGTAGACAAGGGTGTCGTTGTCAGGCTGAAAGATAAATCTATCGTGAAGCTTATCCCTGCGTGGGAGTCCCAGATCAAGCCGGGTAACTTCGACACTGACACACTTTCTGAAACATACGGGCAGCCTGTTTCTTACAGCTTCAACGAGCAGCCTGTCGGCGATGACGGCACTTACGGCCCGGTGCGCGGCGTTACAGTTCATCCGGATCGGATCATCATCTTGTGTGAAGGCTCTGAAGACGAAAACATGCTCTCCGGCGTTCCTTTTCTGCGCGCTGGCTATAACAAGCTTCTCGACCTGGAGAAAGTTTCTGGTGGTAGCGCCGAAGGTTTCCTGAAGAACGCCAGCCGCCAGTTGGGTATCGCCTTTGATGCAACCAGCAGCATGGAAGCCATCAATAAGCAGGCCAAGGAAGCTGGTTATAAAGACCTTGGCGAAGCGCTTAACGACAAAGTGGCGAAGATGAACCGTGGCACCGATGCGGCGCTTGTCATGCAGGCCGGTACACCATCAGTGCTTTCTGTTGCAGCGGCTGATCCAAAACCCACTTGGGAAGTCACCGCCAACGAATTCGCCGCTTCAATTCAGTGCCCGTTCACCATTCTGTTTGGTCAGCAGACAGGCCGTCTTGCTTCCGATGAGGATAAGACGGACTGGGCGAAGCGTTGCAACGGTCGCCGCTGGGGATTTATGTCTTCTGTAATCGAAACCGTCCTAGAGCGCTTCTGGACGCTTGGCGTTATCGACCAGCCATCATCCGGCGAAGTATCTCTGGCATGGTCTGATCTGCTCGCGCCGAGCGAGAAAGAGAAGATTGCCAACATGCAGGCAATGGCTACTATGGCGAAAGATACACAGCAGGCATACGGCACACCCGCGGTGGATGAAAACGAAATCCGCGCAGTGGGTGAGCTGGAGCCTCGCAAGGTAGTAAAGACGCCTAACCCAGACGCAAAGCAAACCGATAAGGACCCGCTGACAGATGATGATGACAGCGCAAACCAGAATCGGGACGCCGATCGTACCGCGCAACAAGGCTGATCCTACGCAGTCATCGCGACAGGTCAGCAGGATGTTCAACGACATCGAAGACCGGTATCTGAACATCAAGCGCCGCCTGAAGGAGCTTTTCGACCAGCGCCTCACCGGACGCCATCGGGAAACCAACGGCGAGCGGTCATGGATGATGTGCAACAACGAGGGCGCTGAGCCTTCGTTGTATCAGGTGAATGCCGGTAAGTTCATCTATGACATGAACGCCGCAGAGCTGGCAAGCCTGCTTCAGATAGTGCAAACCATCCTTGATGACGCGCTCCTTGATGGTGGCAGCCAGAATCTGTGGGCGCTGGAGTATGTCACTGCTGAGTATGAGCGCGCTACGCTGAATGCCTACACTAACCTCTCAGTGCAGTCACCTGTGTATGCCAGCCAGACTACGCTGATGCAGTTACTATCCAGCCCGGCTTATCAGAACCAGATTGCCAGCGCCTACATAAGCACATACAGCGACTGGAAAGGTATTAGCGACACTGCACGTGCCGATCTGGCTAACGTCATTGCCGACTCTATCGGTCGGGGCGTTAATCCGCGAGAGACTGCAAGCATCGTTAGTAAGCGGCTTGATGTGTCCATGGCTAAGGCCAAGACCATTGCGCAGACTGAGCAGGTCGGAGCGCTGCGGCAGGCACAGTGGAAAGAAACGGACTGGGCTGCTGAGAGGCTAGGGCTGAATACCGGCCTGATGTGGTTATCAGCCCTCAAGCCAACTACTCGATCATGGCACGCCAGCCGCCACGGCAAGGTGTACACCACCGAAGAGGTGCGGGACTTCTATGCCGTGAAAGGTAACCGGTACAACTGCTATTGCAGCCAGATTCCGGTGCTGCTCAATGACGACGGCAACATCTTCAATGAAGGGCTTAAGGATAAGCTGGCGAAAGAGCGCAGAGGCTGGAAGAATTGATGCTTCTTTTTGAAACTTTAAAAACGGAGCTTCCATGTCCACGGGAACATTTGACCTTGCAGATTTTCTTTCCAAAGCAGGAGTTGGGATAATTACAGGTTTCATAGCGGCCGTCGTAACCGCAAAAGTTGCTTTAAATCGCTTTTATCGTGAAAAATCATGGGAAAAGAAAAGCCAGGCTTATAACGACTTAGTAGGTAACCTGTTCGAGCTACAGATCTTTTATCGCGATGTGAAAAAAAGGAATTTTCTTGAACGTAAAGGGAAGGTTTATGCGGAAGGCGATGAAATAAACTGGGAATTGGGTGAGAATTTGCAAATATCCATAAAGCGTCAGTTAGCATTAGCGCCAATATCGTTAAGTAAAACAACTTATGCTTTAGTTGAACAATTTTTTGAAGACTCGCAGTCACAGGATTGGGCTTTATATATTGAAGGTATGCCTTCTGAGGTTGTACATGATGAAAAGGTTAAACTACTTCAAAAATTAATTAATGAAATTACCGCTGACGCAAAGCACGAGCTTAAGTTTAGATAAAGCAATCATTGGTCACAGCCCGCTCCGGCGGGTTTTTTTATGCCTGCAATACTCACATAAGGACCCAGCATGAAACGCAACCGCGTTAACGTGCTGACCGTCGTCAACTCCGCTTCAAACATCACCACTGAAACCATCGACGGCAAGCCACATATCGTGGTTCGCGGCATCACGCCTGTCGTGGACGATATTGTGATGAACCGGAAGTTGTACCCGGCAGCAGAAATAGAAAAAGCCTACAACACGCTGGAGCGTAACCCGATGCCGCTGGGCCATCCGAAAGTGGACGGCAAGCACGTATCGGCGCGCGATGTCCGGGCGGTGAACAACTATCACGTCGGCGCATGGCTCCAGAACGTCAGCCATAAAGACGGCAAAGTCAGTGGTGACATGTACGTTGATCGCCAGTACGCCGAGTCGAGCGATAAGGGCAATCGCCTGATCAACCGCCTGGATGAAATGTTGGCAGGTACCAATACGGAAGCCATCCATATCTCTACCGGGCTGCTCTATTCCGGTATCGCCGCCAATGGCGAGTCGAAAGGCAAAAAGTACAACGAGATCGCCACCAACATGATGTTTGACCATGTTGCGGTGCTGCTCGATGAGCCGGGAGCTGGCACACCAGAAGAAGGCGTCGGCATCTTCGTTAATGCCGAAGGTGACGAGCAAGAGATTGAGGTAGCAAGGCTGACAGATGGCATTGACTGCACCAGAGAAGGCCTGCTGAACAAAACGAAGTTCTTCTTCACAAACGCCTCCAACTTTTCCTTTGACGACATTCAGCGGGCCATCAGTGACAAGCTTCGCGAAGGTCGCAGCACTGATTATTATCTCTGGCCTGAGTCTGTGTGGCCGGACAATTTCATCTATCGCGATGAAGCTAAATATCTCAAACAGAAGTACCTCATCGATGATGGCGGCAAGGCCGTATTCGTCGGCGAACCTGTAGAAGTCGTGCGCAAACCCACTGAGTACGAGATTAAAACCAACGGAGAGAACGATCCGATGAAAGAACTGATTATCAATGCGCTGAAAGCCGCTGGTAAGCCGACTGACGGCAAGTCCGATGCCGAACTGATGGACGCTTACAACCAGATGGCAGCCGAAAAGGCAGCAGCCAAAAGCGAAACGCCTGAAGAGAAGGCCGCCCGCGAAAAGAAAGAGGCTGACGACAAGAAAGCCAAAGAGCAAACCACTAACAGCGACGACATGCCAGCCTGGGCAAAATTACTCGCTGATCGCGTTGACAGCGTAGTGAACAGCCTGACCGCCAACTCTGACAAAGAGAAGAGCGAAAAGCGCGCGGCGGTGAAGCTCGCCATGAACATGAGCGATGAAGAAGTCGCAGATCTGGATGGCAAAGCGCTCGACGGCTTTTACGCCAAATGCCAGAAATCAACCGGCCTGAATGGTGCGTTTCGCCATACGGCTACCAATCAATCTGTCAGCGAAATGCCGGAGTAAATAATGGCTAAAGATGGAAAGCATGTAATCCACGCGGGTGGTGTATTCCCTAATCCGCTGCTTAATCGTGAAGGTGGTGCGGCTGCCTCAACTCTGCCGGGCACAGTTGGTTTCTTCAACGCCTCTGACAAGTTTGCCGCATCCGTGGCAGGCGCTGAGAGTGCGATTAAGTACGTAGCCAATAAAGACTACCTGCGCTGCCTCAGCGTTGATGATGCGATCGCCGCCAACGAGCTGGTTATCGGTATTCACCCGCTGCCGGGCATGTTCCTGAACGTTCGTGCCGCTGCTGGCACCTACACCAAGGGCCAGCCTGTAGCCGTAGCAAATGGTCGCGTCACCGCAGTTGTTGCTGATGCCGTTGTATTCGCCTATGTCGAAGAAGATAAAGCAGTCACAGCGGTGGCCGGCGATCTGATTCGCGTTGTGTTCAAGTAAGGAGCACTGAATGTTTGTATTCTCTAAGTCTATCGGCGAAAAGACCGGTAACGCAGAAGTTAACCAGTGGCAGTTCAACAACCTGCAAAATGAGCGTAATGCCAGTGCGCAGGCTGTGGCTGACTTCCTGGCTCGTACGCGATTTGGCGAGAATGGTCATCTGGATGCAGTAAACGCAGTCGACGACATTCGCCGCCTGTACCGCGCATTTGATACGACTGTGTTGCAGCAATTCGAGCCTAACACCGAATTCACACTGCTGAATGACCTGATGCCGCTGTCTCGTTCAGTGCGCATTGAACAGTCTCGCTATGACTATGCTCGTACCGGTGGTCGTGGCTGGGCTCATACCTCCATGTCCGGCCAGGTCGGCGCGGCGCTTGATGCCCGCAGCTATACCTTCGACGGTACGATGGTTCCGATCCACGATTCCGGCTTCAAGTTCGAATGGCGTGACCCGATCTTCAACAGCCCGTCGGCGCTTCAGTCTCAGGCTGATGCTCAGCGCGGGTCGGTAGAAGACGTACAGCGCCGCTACGTCGATTACATCTTCAACGGTTTCCGCGATAAAGCAGGTAACTTTGCAGTGTTCGATGGCCTGACCTGGAAGGGCCTGAAAGACGACGAGCGTGTAGCGCAGATCGACCTTGGCGCTTCTGGCCTGAATATCGACTTCACGTCGCCGACTGCAACCTCTCAGCAGAACCGCGATGGCGCAATCGCGCTGCGTGACCAGATGCGCCGCATCAACAGCCAATATGCAGAGCAGACCTGGTATGTTTCCGGCGAAATCATCTCCAACTGGGAGCGCTTCTTCTCCGATAACTACCAGTCCGGCACCGTGATGGATGAAATCCTGAAACTGACTGGCGTTGCGGCGATTAAAGAAGACAGCCAGTTGTCCGGCAACGAAATCGTCATTGTGCCGCTGGGCGCAGGCGTTATCGCTCCTATCGTCGGTCAGGCTATCGGCACCGTTGCCTCTCCGCGTCCGGAGTACAACAGCGATTACATCTGGCGTACCTGGGGTGCTATGGGCCTGATGGTCAAGCAGGACATCAACAACAAGTACTCCGTCATTCACGCATCGAGCTAAGGGAACATCATGGCACTGGTAGAAATCGTAGCAAGCAGCCTGCACGCCGGTGCCGATCTCCGCAAACTGGAGGTCGGCTCTGTGGTCGACGTTGACGACGCGACCGCTGATCGCTGGATCAAAACCGGCAAAGCGAAGGAAACCGACAAGAAGAAGGGCGAAAAGCTCACCTTCGAAGTGGCAACTCCTTCCGCTAAATCAGCAGACCTGTCTGGCCTGCAAAAGCAACTAGCCGGCGCGCTGGAGCAGAACGAAAAGCTGACCGCTGACGCCGAAGCGAAAGACAAGGCTCACGCCGACGCACTGGCAGCAGAAAAGAAACGCGCGGATGATGCCGAAGCCGCGCTGGAAGAACTGAAGAAGAAGGTGAAATAACAATGGCGACCCCAGTTACGGCTGACGACGTGAAAGGCTTCCTCTCCGAATTGGGGTATGCCATCCCTGACGCGTTGCTGAATCCGATCCTCTGCGTGGTGAACAAGATTATCCCGTGCCTCGAAGGGGCCGGATATGACGACTGCACCGCGCAGCTCATTCTGATATACGCAGCAGCACTGATGGCAACATCATCAGGTGCGCGCCGCATCAAGTCGCAAAGTGCGCCATCTGGTGCTTCGCGGTCGTTTGAATACGGTGATGATGGCGTGACGTGGCTTCGAAATACTCTGTCCAGCCTGGATACGAGCGGATGCACCGGTGTGCTGCCAATCAGTGCCGGAAACAGCGTGGGCTTCTTTGAAGTGGTTGGTGGCTGCTGATGGAATGGAAATCCGTTAAACAGGCCATGCCGCGCTCATTCACTCGGGTATGGGTGATGACCGACACCGGGCGGCAAACTACCGGCTACGTCAAATCAGATGGCGAGTGGTTCATCAACTGTGCACGCATCAGGGCGACTGGCGCGAAGGTGCTGCGATGGAGGGATGGCTGATGTCGGCAACAGCAAACTGGTCATACACCGCCACAGCGACCATCTGGCGCAAGCTGGAAGGTAAGGACGAATACGGCGATCCGCTTGGCTATGCCCCTCCTGAGCAAATCATGGTGGATTACGAAGGCGGCCTGTCGAAGCGTATCGGCAACCTCGGCGCTGAAATCGTCGTGAAGAACACCGTCTGGACGGAGTTTGCGCTGGCAGAGGCTGGCGATTACCTGCTGATTGGCATATCGACCGAAGCTGATCCGATTGTGGCCGGTGCTGACGAGGTCCGTCAGGTTATCCGGTACGCCGACACGTTCGAGCGACTGGCGGATGATTACGCCATCCTGACGGGAGTGTAGCCATGGCCGGAAAAGTAAGGGGGATCAGTCAGGCGAAAGCCAACCTCGACAAGCTCATCAATGACGTGCAGGGCCGAAAGGTTGTCCGGGCAATCCAGTCAGCACTGATCATCGGTAGCTCACAAGCCGCACTGTATACCCCAATCGACACCTCTACGCTGCTGAATAGCCAGTTCCGCGAGCTTGACGTTAACGGCACGAAAGTAACTGGCAGGGTGGGTTACTCGGCGAATTACGCTGTATACGTCCATGATCCGAATGTGCAGCAAACTTTCCGCAGGGCGACAGCACAGAAAGAGTTCCTGACTAAAGGCTTCGAAGACATGAAAGATGCCATCGACAGGACAATCAAAAAGGAGATGTCGCTGTGACCCCTCCAATGCATCAACGAGTAAAAAACATGATTTTCGCTGCGGGACTAACTGAGGGATACATCGTTCAGTCGCTGGCATGGACGGATTCAGGGAAGTTAGCAGACCGGTTCATTGTTTTCAGGCCAAACGGCGGTACACCAGTAGATCGGGATATAGGCTCTGACCATTACGTCCTTGTTGATCTGATTTCAGGAAAGGCTACCGGCGAATACGCCAAATCTGAGGCGGATACTCAGGCCATCGTAGACTACGTGCAGCAAAACCCCATCACCGACCCATGCGTCGGACAAATCACCAACATGGGCGGCATACCATCCCCGGTTTTAACGACTGAGGGGCGCATGGTCTGGCGTCTGCAATTTGCCTGTTCTTACGGCGAAAGTTAAATACCAAAGAGGAATTACCATGGCAGCAAATTGCCCTACAGACAACACCAAGTTGTTTGGTCGCGCCATTGTGCTCGAAGTAGCCGATGGCTGTGCAGACACGATGCCGCTTGAGTCGGAATGGATGGCTTTAGCAGCTGGCACCAGTAAAGGCTTCGACTTTTCGCCGAACAGCGTTACATCAGATGCCGATGACACCAAAGGCTACGTTGAGAACATTGTGACCAACGCTGACTTTACCATCTCGTTCGAAGGTGAGGTGCGTCGTAACGACAAACTAGATCAGTATGGTGTTGGTCGCCTGATTAAGTACTTCAACACCGAAATTCAGGCAGCCCGTCAACCTACATTGTGGGTGCGCATGGAGTTTGGCCCGGTAACGTTCATCGGATACATGCTGATCAACGCACTGAGTTCTGACGGTGGCACAAATGACATCATCACGTTCTCTACCGAATTTAAGGTTGCCGCTGCCGATACAATTCAGGTTATCGATACTGAAGATGATGTGGCTGTTGCAAGTGTTAGCGTTACACCGTCGACCAGTTCCGGTGCAGTCGGTACAACAGTGCAACTGACCGCCAACATCCTGCCGACAGATGCAACTGACAAGACTGGCGTCTGGTCATCCTCAGATCAGACCAAAGCAACGGTTAACTCCAGCGGCCTGGTGACGCGCGTCGCCACCGGAACGGCAACTATCACCTTTACCACCAATGATGGCGGCAAAACTGGCACAAGCTCCATCACCGTGACTGCGTAATTGCCATTTCAGGGGCTTCCTCATGGTAGCCCCGAAAATGGTTATTTCAGGATAAAGATATGACGCCCTATAAAGAGATCGGCGAGTGCCTGATAACAAGCGGCGAGGATGAATACTTCTTCCGGCCATCATTGGCGGCAATGAGCCGTATTGGTGAGCCGCAAGAGATCGTTCAGTGCTTTTATGACCTGCATAACGATGAAGTTACGCCCATCATTAATCGCGCTGTAGCCACATACGGCGCGCTACCTCAATGGCTAATCAATCAAATCCATAAAACGGATTACGGACGCCGGGCGAGAAACGCTGCCATGTCGGTTCTGACTGCATGCTGCGATGCGGATGTCAGCAAGCTGATTGGCGAAGATGTGCCGGGGAAAACAGGCAGGAAAACGTTCCTGTATAAACCTGGTGAGATGGAATTGTTCTCAATGATAGTAGTGGCCCAATCGCTGATCACCCACGGAATAATCGGCAAGGCTAAGGTGAGACAGTTGCAGAGGCATGAAAGCAATCAGGCCGTGACCGAGTTCAGAGTATTTGAGTACATCAACGCCGCTAGGAATCATTTCGGCATGAGCCGACAGGAAGCTGAGCAGTTAAGCATGACGGAATTCCAGATGATGCTGGCTGCCAAATACCCTGACCAGAAAGGATTCACGCGCGAAGAGTATGATCAGGTCGCTGATGAGTACCTTGCCAGAAAGGCCAAAAAGCTGGCTAAAGCAGCTTAACAGCGAAACGCTGCGCAACATTTAATCGCCTATGTTGTAAAAATACCGCCGCCTGGTAGGATGATTTTCAAATATCTAAGGGCGGGAATTATGAAAATTTTAATCACATTGGTGGCAATGTTGATTCCATTATCAGCGCTTGCTGTGAGCGACGATGAGATAATTACGGCAGCTAAAAAAGAGGCTGAAACTTCGTGGTTTCCTTCCGGGGTGACAATTGAGAGTTTTGAAAACACTAAATTCTTTCCCGGCGGCGAGGATTCTGAATACTCACGCTCTGGCAACGTGTGCGGTGCATTAACAGCCCGGTCAGGGGACCAAACAGTTTCCCTCAACTTTATATCAGAGGCTGAAGAGGTAAACGGCGGGGTGAGAGTTGGTACGCCTCAGCTATATGACAAATCAAAAGAACCAGCAGTAGCGCGAAAAGCGCTAAGCCAAAAATGCAAGAGCCCGCTTTAAGCGGGTTTTTTTATGCCCGGAGATTAATAAATGGCAGGCGATAAGCAATTAGGCAGCATTGTTTACCAGGTAGAGATGGATGTTGCTGATCTGATTGCCGCTCAGCAAAAAGTTAACCAACGCCTTGACCAGATGGATGGAAGTTTTAATAAATCATCTCAGTCTGCCGGCCGGTTTGAAGGGGCGCTGAACAAGGTTGGCGTTGCTATCGGCGCTGCCTTCACTCTGGAAACAGCGAAGCGCCTGATCGCAATTGGCGATGAGATGAACACGCTTCAGGCGCGAGTAGCGCGGCTTAGTCCAAGTATTGATGCCGCCAGAGAGACAATGAAGTCGCTTTCTGTCATTGCATCGCAGACCGGTAGCAGCCTTTCTGACACAGAGCGGCTGTGGGAATCCATGACGTCCGCGCTTAAGGAAACGGGAGCAACAAATTCTCAGATTCTGGCGCTCACATCCACCCTTCAAAAAATTGGCACGATCGGCGGTTCTTCAGCTGAAGAAATGTCAAACGCACTTCGCCAGTTTGGTCAGTCTATTGCAGGCGGAACGGTCAGGGCTGAAGAATTCAACTCAATACTGGAGCAGATGCCAGAACTTGCTCGCCAAATCGCTTCCGGCCTCGGAATATCTATCGGTGAATTACGCAAAAGAATGCTTGAAGGTAAATTAAGTGCAACTGACGCGCTTAATGCCATTCAGGACCGTTCTCAGGCGGTGAATGAAGAATTCGATAAGATGCCGGTCAGCATCGAGAGAGCAAAAAACAGCCTTGATGTGGCATTTAGAAACGCAATTAGCGATCTGAATCAGGCGATTGGCCTTACCTCTACGCTTGCCGGGCTCATGCAAAATGTTGCTGATAACCTGAACTTCTATAACAACAATGCTGGCGATGCGGCAAGGATGCCGAAGCTGATTAAGCTTCAGCAAGACCTCAATAAAGAAGTTCAAGATGGTCAGCGCTGGTACGAGACTGATACTGTTTTCCAGCAACGTCGTGGGCAGGCAGCATTTGAGCTCAAAAGGACAGAGCAGGAGATAGCAAGTATTCGGGCTAAGGCTGCGCAGGATGCAAAAAATAACAGCGGGTTTAAGCCTTCAGGAACAAAAGGTGACGATGCAGCCACTCAAAAACTGGTTAAGAACTCAGAGAGAAGGCTGGCTCTTTCAAAACTGGAAGGTGAAGCGCGGGCCAGACTACAGGCGCAGTATGATGCCGCTGATGCGGGTGTGACTGATCAGAAAAGAGTTAAGGCTATTGAGGATCAGTACGCAGCCACTTATCGCAACACTGAAGCGCAGAAAGAAAGCAACAGAGAAGGTAAAACCTCAGCCAGTCAGGCAGAGGCTATCGCTCAGAAGCTTGAGAACCTGAAGGAACAGTCAGAGCTTGCAGCAGACTCAACAAGCCAGTTAAACCGTGAGCTGGCAATCCTTAACGCTCAGCAATCGCTGGGTAAATCTGCAACGCAGGCGCAGATAGAGCTTGCCGGCCAGTACGCCGCCAAGAAATGGGACACCGCTAATGCCATCAAGGCACAAGCAGCTGCTGAGAAGCTTTTGCCTGAAGCTCGTGAGAACGCCAGTTATAAGCAGGATTTACAGGATCTCCAAACAGCCCTGTCCGCAAAGAAAATCAGCCAGGAGCAGTACAACCAAACTGCTGAGAGACTTGAGGCCGAGCATCAGAGTAACCTTGCCAAAATTCGCGCTCAGCAGGCTGTTACACCGCAGCAGGACGCCGCTAGTAGTGTTGATCCAGTTCAGCAACTGGCTAATGAGAATGCCAGAAAGCTCGCTCTAATTCAGTCTTTCGAGCAGCAGGGTCTAATCACCCATCAGAACGCGCTGGCTTTGCGCAATGCCGCCGACACTCAATATGAGCAGCAGAGAATCGCGGCTCAGTGGGAAATATGGAGAAATCAGAGTCTCGGCAATGAAATGCTCGCTGCCAGCTTTGAATCTTTGGCAGGCAATGCATCAAATGCCCTTACCGGCATCATCACGGGGAGCATGACCGCGCAAGATGCCATGCGTTCACTCGCCAGTAATGCGCTGAATAGCCTCATTAATGGCTTTGTTCAGATGGGCGTTGACTGGGTCAAAAGCGCAATTCTGGGTGCAACTACTCAACAAACTGCAATAGCTGCTACCACGGCAGCTCAGGTTGCTGGTCTCACCACCACCACAGCAGCAAGCACGGCGGCGGCGGCCACAACGACTGCCGTGTGGACGCCAGCGGCAATAGTCGCCTCTATCGCTTCATTTGGTGGGGCAGCTGCTATAGGGATAGGTGCAGTCATAGCGGCGATGGCAGTGGCAGGAAAGCGCAAAAATGGCGGGCCGGTATCCGGTGGTTCAATGTATCAGGTGGGCGAAGGTGGTATGCCTGAAATTTACCAGGCCAGCACCGGTAAGCAGTACATGATACCCGGCGATAACGGCAGGGTGATCAGCAACAAGCAGATGAATGCCGGGAGCGGAGGTGGTGTGGTAGTCAACATTCAGAATTACTCTTCGTCCTCTGTGGATGCACAGGCAGGTACAGATGCCAATGGCGGGTTGACCGTCGATGTCATCGTAGCTGATCTGAACAACGGCGGGCCAATAAGCAGCGGCATTACCAGCAATTTCAACGTTAAACGTACCCCAAGGGGGCAGGGATAATGCCTATTGTTGACTACCCAGGCTGGCTGCCACTTGCGCAGAAAGCTAATAAGAACATGTCCCTTGATACTGGTTTTCAGGCCGATCAGCCAGCGGTCGGCCCGTCTATCTTCCAGAACCTTACCGATGATTTGAAAGTTACATGGTCACTGACATGGATTTTCACCCTTGACCAGGAGCGAGCTTTCCAGCAGTGGTTGCGTAGCCCAAATTACCTCAACCGTGGACTGAACTGGTTCCGGATGCCGCTGAATATTGGCGGCGCAGGGCTACAGGTTCAGGAGCTTCACTTTACGCAAATGCCGGTGCAAACCAGCATTGATGGAGGCGTGGTGACATGGACAGGTACGGTTATAGCTAACCATCTCAATAGTACTGACGATGATTTTGACGACATCATTGTTGAGTTGCCGCCGCCATGGAATTCGTGGCTGGATATCGTGGTCACAGGCTACCCTGACGGACGCGACCCGGAATATTTACCGAGGGTGCCGTAATGCCGAGCTTCAGGGAGTACAAGCAGCAGCGCCCGACGCGTGCGCTGTACGACACCATCACTTTCTATCATCCATCCTTTGGATATATCCGTTTGGTCGACAAGCAATTCTTCCCGAAGACGCTTGGCGGCCAGACGTACACGCCAGCGCGTTTTGAAATCGAAGAGAGCCAGCAGAGCGGCACGCCGGTGATCGACGCGACGGTGAAGCTTGGCAGGATATCATCCGACATCAAAATGCTGATGAAGAAGTGGAAGGGGGCGGCGCGGTTAACAGCCATCACGGCCACGCGGCAGATCTTCGATAGTGGGGACGTATCTGTGTCTATTAAGACGTGGCAGTTATACGTCAAGACGGTAGATATCGACGCCGATGCTGCCTCTGTTACGTTATCTGTTACCAACCCGCTGAACAATAATATAGGCCGCCTGTATGATCCAAAAGAATATACCGGACTTCAGCACCTCTGACTTTATCGCCAGAATGATCGGGGTTCCATGGTCAAACCGGGCGTGCTCTTTTGAAAGAGTCGATTGCTGGGGACTTGTTGTTCTTTATTACCGCCATGTTCTCAACATTGAGCTGCATCAGACCACGGACTACGAAGCCGGGGAGGACTTCTTCACCTGTTATCAGGGTGATGTTCTGTTCTGGAGGCCGGTTGATAAACCCCTTGAAGGCGGAATATTCGTAGGTTATCGGGGGTTGCAGCCTGTGCATGTTGGATTGGTACTGAACAGACTCGTCCTGCATTCTCGCGGCGAGAATGGTAGCGTGCGCATGGATTCGTTGCTGGTCATTCAGCGGGCATTCACCAAAGTGGAGTTTTTCGAATATGGCTCTGGTTGAAATATCTAATTTTCCAGGAACGCCAAAGCTGCGTTGCAGGGTGCCAAATGGCACCTTTTTTTATGACTGGCTGGCGGCTAATGACAGCAATTTCCACAGTGATTTATTGATCATCCGCAATGGCGTGAAGTTGGTAGATGATGATGAATTGATTTTCACTCTGACGGAACTGGACACTATACAGATATTTGACCAGCCAAAAGGTATTGTTGGAGATATATTAAGCCCGATATTTAAAGCAGTTGGACAGGTTTTTTCATTTCTGGCACCAAAGCCGGCCATCGCCAACAATGGTGGGAATAACATTGATTCGCCTAATAACAGCCTGACTGGTCAGACAAATACGGCGCGTGTCTACAAAGCAAAGCCTGATATTTATGGTCAGATCCGTTCTTTCCCGGACCTCATTCAGGAGTCCCTTTTTGAATACATCAGCACCGGAGAAAAAGACGCTGGTAAGAAATATGTCACTGAGTGGATGTGTGTCGGGATTGGAAAATATAGCTACGAATCAGTTCGTTACTCTGAATCAAGTCTCGGTAGCATGGCTGGCGCAGAATATCAGTTCATTCAACCTGGTGAAGTTATCCCTTACATCAATGAGGGATACAGCTTTGATGACGTTGACGGGCAGGAAATACCGGGTGCAAACCAAGGAGAGTCTTTCCCGATAGAAACGGCAACGGCGAACACAGTAGTAAGCGGCACATATTCAGGCGGACAGATCGCTATAAAAATAATGAAGCAGGCTTCATTTGACTACTTCATGGGGCTTGTACTTCCTCATGATGTTACTTTTGTAATTAATGTCACCTATGCAACAACTTCAGGAACTGTAACAACTGACGCAACATTTTCCGGTACCCTAGTTTCTGCCGTACAAACAAGTGACGGCGCTACAGTTAACCCAAAACTATATTACACCTTCACCATGGGTAACCTTGACGGGCCGCCAGATATACCGGCTAACGCCACAATTAACACAACAAAATTCATTCTCAATGATAATGAAGCGCTGGTTGTCGGCCCTTTCTTCTCGCCTGTGGATGCAAATCAACTCTGGATTCATACACAAAGCAGCCTTGGAGCTAAGCAGCAAGCAAACTGGAAAGTCGTACTGTGGAAAATAGACGCCAATTACAACATGGTGCCTGGGACTCAGCAGACACTGATATTCCAGCAGACAACGTGGCATAAGCAGGATAGCGAGACGTTCTATCGAACGGACAAGATCACGCCAATAGGAGGTTTCGGCAAGTACGCTATTAACCTGCAACGAACCGATAACTCAGGCGATGCCTCAATTCTAAAACTGGAAGAAATCCACGCCGTAAACATCCGCACAAACGTTGTCCATCCTACTGATACGCTGGTTCGTGTGAAGGTGAGGGCGACCGAAAACGCGCTGGGAAGCCGTGACCGAAAATACAACGCCTTGGTGACTCGCCACACCATTACCTATGACCTTAACACGCAGTCGGTGGATTACACGCTACGGCCTTCTCGATCGTTCGCTGATGCCGTAGCGCATACCTGGCTCATCATGGGTGAGCAGCCAGTCAGCAGCATTGACCTCTACGGCTTGTACTCAATCGCTGAGAGCCTTGCTGATGTACGCCTCGGATACTTCGACTACACATTTGATGATGAAAACGATTCTCTGGGAGACAGGGTGCAGGCGATATGTAATGCCGCATCGGTCGTAGCTTACTGGGATGATGGAATATTAACGTTCACTCGCGATCAGAAAGTCGACTATCCAGCAGCAGTATTCAATCGGGCTAACATGAAGACGGACGAATACAAGATTACGTACGAAGCCACATTGCCAGGAGGATATGACGGTGTGCAAGTTTCCTACGTTCACCCCACAACCAACAACAAGACGTACATCAACTACCGCGTATTGAATGGCGTTATTGTGGAGCAGGATGCAGCGAACCCGCACAAGCTGGAAATAGTCGGATTCCGCAACGAATATCAGGCTCGTGAGCGCGCACTACGCGAAACAAAGCGGCTTATTTACTCCAGGTCGAAGATGAGCGCGAAGGTATTTGAAGATGGAATAATTCAGGTCGGAAGCGTGGTCCAGATAGCCGATATATACGACAGTAACCAGCAGCAGGGATATATCACCGGGCGATCTGGTGATAATTTTGATACCAGCGAGCAGGTAGTATTTACAGGTTCAATGTATGTGCTTATCACAGATAGCCTGGGCAATCCCACTCTGCGTTACCAGGCCAGTCCTCGCCTTGATACTCAATACGGATTTACCGCTGCAATTCCCGATATTCAGCTGAATATATGGAATGGAGAAACAGTGCAACTTCCTTCGCGATATCTCATAGCCAAAGTTGAAGAGCTGGACAGCCAACTTTGGAAGGTCAACAGCATAAAGCCAAATACCGACAACACCGTCTCCTTGACCGTGGAAGAGTACAGCGACTCTATTTATCAATAAGACAAACCTCCCCACCACAACCCGGCCACCGCGCCGGGTTTTTTTATGGAATAAATATGGCTACCCAACCTACAAATCTGCCGGTACCGAGCGAATCCCCACGTGATCTCAAATTTAACGCCGGGAAAATTGACGAATTCGTTACCTCTTTGTTGAACAGCTATGTTGATCGATTTGGTAAAGAACATTATACGATTGAAGGGCTTCGATGGCTGGCACAGCAAGCTATAGCTCAGTATGGATGGATTCCTTTGGGGACCTTCCAGTCTGGAGCCACTCTTACTCTGCCAAATCAGATACTGAAAGACGAATCAGGCGGAGATTATTACCGCTGGGATGGGTCTTTCCCGAAAAACGTGCCATCAGGGTCAACGCCATCATCAACAGGCGGTACAGGTATCGGTGCATGGGTAAGCGTAGGGGATTCTTCTTTAAGGGCAATGCTGGCTAGTGCTGACGGCAGAAAACTCATCGGTAAAGCGCCAACGATCGCAGCGCTCCGCACCATTGAACCGACACAGGATAAGCAGTGGATTGATGTTGAGAAATACTGGGATGATAGCTTGCCTGCTCAAGGTACCTACTGGCACGACGCATCTGATGTAACATCAGCTGATAACGGCGGCACGATCATTGTAACCGCGGGAGGGAAGCGCTGGAAGTTTAAGGGAGACCCGACCGTGGAGACCTACGGTGCTTATGGAGACCGGGTTCATGATGACTGGCAGGCAATTATGAGAGCTGCTGCTGTTGAATATAAGGTTGATTTTGGTAGTCCGGAGTATGCAATTGGGGGGGAGTTGCAATTTATACTTCAAGCTCAGGTTTTCAATCTGGGAAGTGCTGTTCTTGAGCGGTTTCGAACGCCTGCAGAACGTGCTGCGGGCACTAATGTTAACTTGTTCAGGCAGGTTTTAACATATCGGGAGCACTGTGAAATGATTGGTGGAATTTTGCGTGCCCATCCTACGGATGCAGGGTTTGTATTCGGAATATTTTCTCAGCCAACAGTTTATATTTCACATCTTTATTGCAAAGGCGTTAATTTTGACAAAAGTTTGCGTATTTGCGTTTATGCCAATGACATCCTCTGTATATACGATGGTTGTACCTTTGGTATTTTTGGCACAGCTGGTGCTATCCATATGCACTATAAATACAATGGACAAACTCTTGTAGGCAGCAACCTTACTTCAAATGCAAATACATGGAAATTTTGCAGATTTTTTAATGCAAAAGGAGTTGATTTCGCCATTGAGATAGGCGATGGATTTATGAATAATTTCTTTGTATGTGATTTCGAACAGAATAATGTCGCAATCGCTACAATTAACAACAAAGGCGCATTCCTGACAAACATAGACGGATCATGGGGTGAGAGAAATACAGGTCTCAGTTTCTTGAGGTTGGAGATGGATACAACTGGTTCGCTTCAGGGGCCTATGGTGCAGGTATACCGGAATTGTTGGTTAAAGCTTTCTGCATCTAATACCTGCTTAACAAATAGCGCAACGCAAAATATGAGCGTGCTATATGAGAGTTGTGCAGGTAGTGATTATGCAGGAAAGCCTCTGACTAAAATCACAGGAGTAGCCGACGATTCTGATCAATTCCAGACCGTAATTAATTGTCAATTCACTGGATGGACAGGATCTTCTAAAGTTCCAACTAAGGCCTCCATGTTTGGAAACTTACAAACTCCGCTTCTGGGATTGAGAGATTCTGCTGGCGCGCTGAGAGCCACCTTAACTGCATCATTATCACGAGCTAATATTAGGCATGCGAATGGAGTGGCATTTCAGAGTGAAGATGGAGCAGTAACCTATGCTGAGGTAGTTACAACTGCTGATGGAACTCAGATTAGAGCGAGGTCTAAGGATGGATCAACTATGTGGAAACTTCAGCCGCCAGCGTCAGGAACAACGCCGACAGCCGCTCAATGGACAATTTCTTAGCCCGTTTGGAATTACTCAGCCTTACTCAAACAAAGAGCAAGACGCTCTGATCGTATCATCGAGCCGGTGCGATTCAGATGATACATCGTGTCGGTGAACATTTTAAAATCAAGGTTGGCATAGAACGGATCGCACAGCATACGGATGTGCAGTGCGGCCATCTTCTCTTTAATATTCTGAGAGAAAATCTTTGCCTGTTTATCGTCTTTATTGAAGAACTGGCTATGTATGGATGCAGGCCATGTGCCGTAGAACTTACCGCCAGCCGCTTCAGTTATATCCTTCATAGCCATGATGCCGTCGCGGGCGTAGTCAGTGAATGACAGGTCTGTTTTGCCGTATGACAACGTGCCTCTGTATTTATCCTGAAGCAGCTCCATTCGAACCAGAATTCCCTGGTCGTAATATGGCATCTGCATAGATCCGTACTTATCCAGAGACGTATAAAGGTAAGGGCGGTAGGAGTAATCAGAAGCAGGCTGCATGGCTTTAACTTCATCATACGGGGCGTATTTGTTTGGGCCGCCGGTGACCAGCCCCTCAATAACCCGGTCTTTACTCGTGAACGACAGAAGCCGCGCTTGCTCATATACGCTTCTTGTTCTGACATAATCCCCGCCCCATCCCAGCATATTGGTGATAAACCACGTAGTCGGCGTTTCATCCCTTCTGTAATATTCATACTCAAGCGGGGCGATCACAATGTCGCCTTTCTTGATGTTCCTGCGCAAAACATACACCAGATAATCTATATCAAGGTTCGCGTGCAGGGCGAGGTTAACGACCTTCATCCCTGTCTTACGTTCCATGACATCGCCGCTGATACCGAACAGAGAGTTGGACCCGCTGATAATTACTATTCGCGGACCAGTAGTTGATTCGGAGATAAGCTCCTTTTTCTCCAGCGTATTTTTCAACCACCACTCAGCGATTACTGGCTTTCCTATTTGCATATAATATGCACAGACATAACCAGCAAACAGGAGCGCAGATAACGTAGCAAACGTGATGATTAGTTTTATATTTTTAGTCACTTTAATCACCGTCAAAAGTTAGAGTAGATGAAGCTGACGGAGCCGCCGCCGCCGAACAAGCAGATAACAGAAATAACGAACAGCACAGAGCAGAGAATGACGCTTCTGAATTTTACGGTATTCTCTGGATGCTCATGACACGCAATTTCATTACTGTTTTTGGCGATAAACGCCATAAGTAGTGCCGCAGCCAGAACAATCACTGTAGATGCAGAGGACATGTTCCACGCTATAAGCTCTTTATAGACGTTAAATTTATTAAATGTCTCCTGAAGCATTGAAGCAGGCCACAGAGTTAACTCTGACATGCCATTAAGTCCAATCATCCCTTTATAAACATTCAAAACTTTATCGAAACTCTCAGCCCTGAAAGGAACCCATGAAGCGTTGATAAACAGGAACGTCACAACCAGCCCTGCCAGGCGCGGCATGCTGTAACCAAGTTTTGCCCAAGTGACGTTTATCCCGGTAGCCACGCCATGCAGCACACCCCACAGAATGAAATTGATTGTCGCTCCGTGCCACGCTCCGCTGATGGCAAAAGTGATCAGCAGGTTCGCAAGCGTTCTTGGGTATCCATGGCGGCTACCGCCAAGAGGGATATACACATAGTCGCGTAGCCAGGTGGATAGCGATATGTGCCAGCGGTTCCAGAAGTCACGGATATTTACGGCTTTATATGGGGAATTAAAGTTGGCAGGAAGCGATACACCAAGGATAAGCGCTGATCCGATTGCCATATCTGAATAACCAGAGAAGTCATAATAAATCTGCATGGTGTAAGACAGGGATGTAACCCATGACTCAATCAGCTTTAGCGGGGCCTCGGCAGCATATCCGGCGTTCGCCACAGTCGCGAAAATTGATGAGAGCACAATCTTTTTATAAAGCCCGATAGACAAAAGGACCAGACCTGATGTCAGCTTGCCACTGTCAACCGGCGCGGCGATCCCGTTCATTAACCGGTCATACCTAGTAATAGGCCCTGACACCATCTTCGGGAAAAATGTCACGTAATACACGTAATCAAGGAAAATAACGTGTTCAAATTTCCTTTTATATGCATCAACAAGAAAAGACACCTGCTGGAATACAAAGAAACTAATAGCTATCGGGGCCATCAGCGCGCCAGCATTGAGAGATGCCGCATCCCATGAAAGGAGATAGTTGTATTTAAAGAAGCACAGCATAGCTATGTTCATAACTATCGCCGCGCCATATATCAGACGTCGGCAGTTACACCTGTTTGAAGTCAGGTATGCGCCGTAAGTTATCAAGCATGAAATAACCAGCCAGAGCACACCTTCCTGCGCCAGTTCACAATAGAACCAGATTGATGCGGCGACTATAAAGAATCTTGAAATCTGAGGGTGTAACTTCCATGCGAAATAGTTAACTAATGCAACTATTGGCAGGAACAGGAAAATATAATGAAGTGAATTGAAAGCCATCATTGGTTCCATGTGTTAATCAGGGACGCTCCGCGCAGTGTTTACGCTTGCCAGCATTGAGCAATTTATAAGTCCCTAAGAAAATGGCGAAAAGGATAGCACAGGTAAAAAAGTTTTCCTCCTGCTTGATCAATGCATGTGATCAATAATACTGTATATAAACACAGTATAAAAAGAGAGGTTTGCCATGCCACGCAGAGACGACATTTTGGGCTCGTTTCATGACTCTATCGTCATCGAGCCATCAGGACGCAGAATTGTCAGGACGGCCGACTTTGTTCGCCGCCTTGAAGAGCACAATCATTATTTCTCACTATCCGAAGCCAATGCCTGGATCAAGCGTTACGCCCAGACATTCAGAGACTGCTCAACAGAAGAAGGTGAGCGTAAGACATGGTTTCAGTACAACCCTAACGGGGGTATCTGA